ACATGATGATCGAGATGTACAAGAAACTCATCAAATCTCCTGATGGGTTTGCTGATTACACCACGTTCAAAGATGACTTCGAGCTGATCTTCAACACGAAGTTTGATGAGGGTGTGGACTGGAACAAGAACCACCTGAGCAAAACTGATGTGGAGTTCTTCACTGCAACTGTGACCCAAACTCTGGGCAAGGTTCTGAGTGATACTGCGAAAGAGGTCATCGGCAACGAAATCACAAAAGTGAACGATGCTCTGGTGATGATGACTAGTTTCCAGACTGAATTCCTCACACGGAAGTTCCAAGCACTGTTGGATGAAATGATCCAGTTCCGTGCTGCTGAGGGTTCTATCCCAATGGTCAACGGAAAGCCTGACCGCTCTCGTCTGACACAGCGTGACTACGATACTGTGGTCGAGAAGATCCGTGAGTATTCACCGGTCTACGCCAATGGTATGCAGACTTTGGACATTGGTTCATTCTCTCCAACAGACAGTGGCATCCGTCTCTCTGAGACAATGGATGGTCGTTTCCAACAGCCGTCGTCAATGATCAGCCCTGAGACTGCTGGTGTGAAAGTCATCCCATACATCACACAGGGTCGTGGTGATGCAATGATGATGAACTGGATCTATGGTGGTGAAACTGCTCCAGAGAATACCCTTCAGGTGTTCGATGGTATCGACATGCCAATCGACAAGATCTTTGAATATGCTGACCAGATCAACAACGCTGTGCTCAAGAACTGGGAGTCAGATGTCATGGGTGACATCGTCACTGACATCACTGGTTTCCTGGACAAAGCACAGACCCTGGATGGTGCGATGTACGCAGAAGCCTGGTCTGAGACTCTGTCCAATGCTGTTGAGAAGAAGAGTTCTGCTGCTGTTCACTCTACTCCTGACGCTCTGATGAACCAGATCGTTGAGATGCGTCGTCGGAACCAAGCCCGTAAGGTTGTGTTCAAGAAGATCGGTATCTCTGTCGATCACATGGGTGGTTCAAACTCTGCCTTTGTGCAGGGAGAGCTGGGCCGTGAGTGGACACTGGGTGAGATCAATGACCTGATCCAAGCGGAGCTGGATGGTGTACCAGTCGATGATACAATCGAAGGCACAGTCACAGAGAATGTTGATGTGGCTCAGATCGAGCAACAACGCATGATCGAAGACCAGCGTGAACCAGTCGCAGGAGAGTTCTCTAAGCTCGTTGTGACGGATGCTTCAACGGTTATGGATGGTCTCCTCCGAGAGACACGTAACAAGTCTGTAGCAGCCGCTGTGCGTCTCCTGGCCAAGGCTGGACTGAAAACACGTATCATCGTTGGTTCACCTGAAGAAGTGTCCAAGTGGTACAAAGACAACATCGGTGTGATGCGTTCTGGTCTGAAGCAGGACAAGAAAGGTATCTATGACCCAATCAACGATGTGATCCTGATCACAGACAACAACCATGAGACGATGGTCCATGAGTTGATCCATGCTGCGACGTTCCAGAAACTCCAAGGTTTCTACGATGGTTCGGATACCTCGCAGAGTGCAACGGTCACACGTCTGGAGACACTGGCTGAAGAGTTCATGGAGATGGATTTCTCCAATAACTCTGAGCAAGTTCAGAATGCTGCGAACAGTGCGAAGGCTCAGATCCTGTCACTTCAGGTGAAGTCGGATCCATTCTCCAAAGCTGCTGCTCTGAATGAGTTCATGGCTTGGAGCCTGAGCAATGATGCTCTGATGAAGGAGCTGAAACAGCGTCCATCAACTGCGATGCAACGTCTGAGCCAAACAGTGAAGACTCTGATGCAGCGTCTGCTGGGTGGGATCAAGTCTGACATCCTGTCAGGTATTCTGTTCAACACAGAGATCCTGATCACTGATGAGCAAGCCACACCTGAGTTTACTCAGCAAGATGAGAACGTGGATGATGAGCTGTCGAAGACTGCTCACAAGTTCACCAACTTCTGGATTGATCTTGCAAAACAGCGTCTGCAAGAAGCTCAGAATGCGTTGGGTGATAGCGGTGCTCGGATCCAACAGATCGGACAGTACCGTAAGAATGCACAGGATGCTGTGGACACCATTACGTTTGGTGGTTTCACACTGAGTGCGTACCAGCAAGAGACATTCAAAGCGATCCACATGGTCTTGGCCATGGAGATGCGTTTGAACCCTCAGAGTGCTGCTGCTCTCAACGAGACATTCCAAAGTGTGATAGATGGGCTGACACCTGCTATGTTCGGTCCCATTAACGCACAGGACCGTTACTCGGCTGTGATGGAAGCATTTGGGGGGACTGAAAATGATGAAGGTGTATCAGATGCAATTGCTGTTCTTCTGGCTCTCAGTCAGACAAGCAAAGGTTTCCGTAAAGCTCTGGATCAACTTCCTATGCCGGAATCCATCCAAAACCTTAGCACTAACTCACTCAATGATTTCCTCGGTTCCCTGACAGGGATGCTGATGAACAAGGCTGTTGGGACGATCGACACAAATAGTCAGTCGATTTCCGAAACCTTGGATCAATTGTCAGAGTCGATCCTGCGAGAAGACTCAGCGAAAGAGTTCCGGATCCTTGCAGGTTTGATGAACAACCTGAACAAAGCTGACGCATACACAAACGGTGCTCTGAAAACTTTGGCCGGTTACACCGAGTCAGTGAACAGTGAGCTTCGTGCTTCAAACCGTTCTAAACTAGCGAAAATTTCGTTTGGTGCTGTGACTGCTGCCACTGCTTTCCTGGATCAAGATCGTGCAGAGATCCAGGCTCAAGGGTTCAAACGAGTTACCCATATGGGAACTAACCTCGATTGGGCTATCCCAGTGCGTGAGTTTGTGAACGAGATGATTGGCACAGACGAGACAAACCGTAACGTGGTGGCTATGTTGGACCGTACCACATACGCTGCATCGTCAGTTCGTCAGAACTATCGTGAAGATCTTCCTGTGATCTTGCAGAAAGCATTCGATACTGCTCCGGATCGGGAACAGTGGCGTGCTGCTCACAAAGTGCTGGGCCGTACAGACTTTGCTGTGCTGTTCGATCAGAACCGTCCGAACCGTTCGTTCGAGATGATTAAAGATGAGAACGTCCTCGACACAAACATCGTGAATGCTGAGGCGGACATTCGTTCGAACTTCTCACCTGCTGTGGCCAAGACTATTCTGAAGAAGAGTCAGCAACTGGCTAACTTCATGAACGGTAAAGGTGCTGGGTTTCTACTATGGCGGAACGCATATGCTATCAACAAGAAGGCCGGTGCTTACAAAGCAGAGATGATCGGTGAGATCGACAGCTTAATTTCTCTCTATGCTTTGAAGGGATCAGATCCTCTGATGCGTCAAGAGATCACTCTTATGTATGCAAGTGATCCAGAGGCAATGCAGAACCTGGCCGTGTACATGAAAGGTCTGAACGAAGAAGAGAACCAAAAGGTTGCTTCTAAGATGGCCTACATGAACGGGTACAAAGGTTACATCCCAGATGCAGGCAAACCAGGTACCAACGTCATCATTGCGAAAGACGAGAACCGTCAAGATCTGGAGAAGAAAGGGTACAAGCGTATCGGTGACGCTCCTGCTGACAGTGGTTTTTCTTCGATCAACCGTGGATACTACGTGACCTCGACCAAACAAACTGGGACGTATTCCCAGGGTGTCATGCAGCTTATTCAGGACACGTATCGTGGTGTTGATGCCACAACTGGTTTGAGCGTCAATGGTATGACATCTGGTTTGATAGTTGGTTCAGTGGTCACAAGCGTAACCAATGCTATGAACAACATGAGCAATGGTCTGGTAAACAACAAGGAAGCCTTGGTTCCTGTCTATGACGAAGACGGGGTGGTGGTCTATTATGAGCGGATGATAAACCCTGACATCTTGGAGAAGCACACAGCTCCCAAGAGCAACCTTGCGATTGCATTGGGGTCTTGGGCTGGTCGTCAGGTGGAAGAGAAATTCGCACAGGTCTACAACGCAGAGCTGGTTGATGAGCTAAAGCGTGTCCATGATCAGCGTGATCCAAGTGATGATGGTCTGTTTGTGAACCTCCCAGAGGAAGCAAAGGCTTGGGCAGAGTGGGAAAAAGCTACACCGGCTCAACGTCGTCGTCTCAAAAAACCTGATCGGGTCTTCGTTGAAAGCTGGAATGTGATTTCACCACAAACCAAGCAATACATCGAAGAGGTGTTTGGCAAAGATCAGTTCTTTGTTCGCAAAGATCAGATGAACTTGGCACTGGGCTACCGTGATCCATCTGTCATTGACATGTGGACTGGGAACACTCGTGTGCCTGACAGCCTGCGTGAAGGCGTACAGGCGATCACAGGAACAATCATGGGTAAGTACGCCATGCAGGTGATGGCCGGTATCGAGGGGACAACCCAGGGCGCTGTATCAGTGGCCAAGGATCTCATCGTGGTTCGCTCTCTGGTGATTCCATACATGAACACACAGGCTAACGTGGTTCAGCTCTCCACTCGTGGGATCCCGATCAAACAGCAATGGCAAGGTTACAAGAACAAGCTGGCTGAGATCGAGAAGTTCAACGAGAACCGGAAGAAGATCATCGAGTTTGAAACTCGGATCCAATTGGCTGGTATGGATTTGAACAAAGTCCGTATTCTGGAGAGCCAGAAGCAGGTTGTGCTGGATGAGAATGCTCGCATGAGTGTGGCCCCATTGATCGAGGCTGGTGCTTACAAGAACATCGCTGAAGGTATCACCGAGATGGACAAAGAGTTCACATCGGGTCGTATTGGGGAATGGATCGAGAACCAGACCAACAAACTGCCTGCTGGGGCTCAAACCGTTGCCAAGTATGGTCTGCTGTCCAAGGACACAACCCTCTACAAGGGTGCCAATAAGGCGGTGCAGTACGGTGATTTCATTGCCAAATCCATCTATTACGATCACTTGATGGAAAAGGGCTTGAGCCACGACGACGCAATGAAATTGGTGAACGAAGAGTTCGTGAACTTTTCCGTGCTCCCAGGACGAACACGTCAGTATTTGGAAGGTATGGGTGCGACTTGGTTCCTCTCATTTAAGATCCGGATCATGAAGATTGCCATGAATCAGATCCGTGAGAACCCTGCTCGCTCGTTGATCCTGGCTGCCACGATTGCAGACTTTGGTTCCCCACAGGCAGACAACCTTGCCTCGGTCATTGCTGACGATCGGATCGGGTATGCCTTGGGCTGGGAGATGATGTTCGGATCCGCAGGACTGAACCCATGGCTCAATCTGTACGATTAAAAAAAGATCCCCCTCCCAGGGTGAGCCTTGGGAGGGGGATCATAAGCCAGAGGCACTTGCTCATAGAGCTGTACGGTGGCTTTATTTGATGGAGACAATGGGATTTGAACCCATGCCTTGGCGATCACTTATCTGGTTTGAGCAGAAGGTCTCTTCGATCACTTGTTCTACCGCTGAACTATGTCCCCAAATTAGGTCAGGGATTTTCACCCTGTGTGATGAGCACAACATCATCTCTGCGGCTTTCGGCCACTGGTAGCAGGTAAGTCTTCAGGTGAACCTGGTGCTTATCCTGCCTCGCTGTCAGTCGTTCTTCTGCTCGTCGCGGTGTTCTTTGGCGACCCACCATCCAAAACACAGTCCCGTGAAAACTATGGCGAATGGTGTGATAAACGCAACGAATGCCGCTACGACAAAAGCAGCTACCGTGATAGCGACTGACAACAAACCGAGAAGAAGGGCTAGGCCAAAGACCTTTACCCGACTCATTGGTCGAAGATAGACGACTTCTTGGAAGTGGTTGTTTTCACTTCCGAATCGTCTTCGGTTTTTTCGGGGAAATCACTCTTGGAGGATTCTGTTTCCTCGTCCCCGAAAAGGTTTTTTGACGAGGAGTTCCCGGTTTCGACCTTGGTATCGGCTTTCGCCGATGCTTTGTCTTCTGTTGGTTCAGGATCTCCTGCCCCATCGCCAGCATCGCTGTCATCACCAGGTGTTTCCACATCTTCATCTGGCTCCTCTTTGGGCTTGTTTTTGGAACCAGCGGGGCGACCACCCTTATTTTTGGCAGGTGTCTTACGAGGCTTGGCGGTGAGAGACCCATCAATCATGACCTCGGCAACGAATTCGTCGTTTTCCATACGGAGTTCGACACCAGTTGCATTGGGCATTTTCAGTGTGTTCAAAACATACTGATCCAATACTTCCTGGATTTCTTGTTCTTCCAGAAGGATACGCATTACGTTTCCCTTTCTTGGTTCAATTTCAATGATCGTCACAAGGACGTATTCTTCGGGGGCAAAGCCCCCAAAACCAAACGAGACATCGTCAAGAAACTTCCAATTGTCATCTTCAATGATCCCAGCATGTTGCAGGGTATCTGAGAAGAACTTGTCCACTATGGAACAGATGTTTGCTATGTCGAATTCTCTTTTGGTCTTGGTAAAGACTTGATACCGAAGTTGAATTCTCCCCAGTGGGGGAACCTTCGCATCCCGTAACAGCTTCTTACCGTGGTCTTGAAACTTGTGCTTCAGTGCTGTGAGACTACGGAAGTGGAGGTTGCGATAAACGTTGAGGTTGAGTGCCGTGACCTTTTTGCGTGAGGTACGAAACCTCATTGGCAGTTTGATCTGATACACTCGTTGGGTCGGTGTGTTCATCGCAACCTCCTGTTGCTTGACGGTGATTAGTCGTCAAACAGTGAGGTGGAGGCTTTCGCCTTGGATCCACCTGCACCAGGCTTAGAGAAAGATTTCCCTTCGCCGGACTTCTTGCCAGACGACTTGTCGTAAGTCTGACCTTTGTTCCGTTTCAGCCACTTCTCGGCGTAGTTCGACTGGGACTCATCCATCTTGGCGATGGCCTTACCCAGCTCACGATCGTTCAGCACGTCATCGAAGTTGCCACCCAGTCCGCGAACGAACTCGGCGACGTCACTGATTGTGACCAGCTTATCTTCAGGGAAGAATTTCACGATCTCGTTCTTATCGCGGACTTCGCCGGAAGGCTCGTAGTTGCCTGTGGATTCATTCTTGACGTTCTTGTCCACAGTCTGACGTTGGAGAGCGATCTGGATTTTTTCACCATGCAGCTCCGAGAAGCAGTCAACTGCCTGGGGCAGCTCTTTCTTCGCATCGAAGTTATAGATATTGACCGTCAGCTCTTCGACATCCATCTCGCCCATCTCTTTCGAGCAGACGAGCATACACAGCGAGTTGATCTGGTTGAAGCCAGGAAGGTTCTTCGCTTCACCTGTCTTCTTATCCTTGTAGGTCACATCGCCGTTGCGGTTGGAGACCCAGATTTGCTGTGTGGTCTGACGACCATTGATGTCCAGCAAAAGGGTCACGTTACGTGCATCAGAAGCCTGGGCTTCGCCGATGTATGCTGTCTTGATGGTGGCCGGATAGATGTCCGTATCCAGTACACCACCGCCTCCGAGGAAGTCGTCTTCGACTTTATCATCAGCGGCTTTTTTTCCTGCGAAAATGTTGCTCATTAGCATTGTTCTTTCTTTTCAGGGGTTGGGTTTTGGTTATTTGTTCGGAGTTATTCCGCGTAGTAACCAACGAGTTGGTCGATGACGAGCTGTGCATCATTCTCGATGAACGTCTCGTCGTCTGAGAACAGACCGAAGGGAGAACGTAAACGATCCCCAACTGTTGCTCTCGTGGTTCGGGTTTGGAAGACGTGCTTGTAGCCCATGTCCCGATCCCGTTCAGAGATGGTGAGCAGTTTGCCTTCGTTGGCATCCTTCTCGATCTCCTTGATCGTAGCCTTCTTGGCTCCAATCACGGTCGTGAAGTAGGCTTCAAGACCGTTTTTCTTCAGCGCACCTTTGACAGGTACGGTGTGGGAATACTTGCCAGAGTTCTCATCAAGCACAGAGTCAATGTGACCCAGCATGACTGAGTAGCCGGGAAATTTGGCCACATAATTATACATCAGTGTTTTGAAAAACTGACCGTAAGCACCCCACTGCTGCATCGTATTGGGTGAACCAATGACGTGAACAGATTCAAAGCGATCCATCATAAAGCTGATGGTGTCAATGATGATGGTGTGAAACCGTCCGGGGTTGTCGATGACTTGCTGATACAGATCAAAGATCTCTTCAGGGTCGTCGATAGTCACCCGTTTGAATTTGTTTTTGAAAGGTAGTGGTTTACCACCTTCGCAGTTGATGTAGAGCACACCTTCTCCACCACGGAGGTTCCGAAGACAGGCACTTTTACCTGCTCCAGACTCTCCTGCAATGAGGATAGACTTTGGACTTTCAGACATTATTTGATTTCCTTGAGTTCAAGCAATTCCTGTTCAGCACCAACAGGACATACAGGATCGTATGTGTCTGTGTTCACCCATTTCCCATCTTCTTCGAAGACGAGATACCAGTAGGCTGAATAGAAAATGATATGTGTGGATGGATCACCTATAGTAATCTCCTTTGTTGGTTCCCCCAGAGGGACTCGAACCCTCATTCCTCGTTTAGGAAACGAGTTTCTATCCCGTTGAATTATGGAGGTGTGGGTTCATGGGGCAGTCATTTTACTGGCTACCGATTTCAGAATGGTCAGCTCCACTTCATCCTTTTTCAGGGGACTGATAGACTGCTCATTGAGCGTGTTGACCTTCTTCTTGATCACGTCATAGGACGCTCCGGCATCGACCAACATCATAGCGAATTTCAGCAGGTTGTCATTCCGGTGTCCCACTTCCATGTTGTTCAGGAACCAACGCTCAAGGTGATCCAAACGTCCCAGATCGGCCACCTGTGCGGTGTACTCACTGTGCTGCTTGGTCTTGGGGATGAACGGTAGGACGTTCAACAGCTTGGTTCCCTTGTGGACAAAGACATCACTGTCTTCATAGGTCATCCATTTCTTTGACCGCTGGTTTGCGGACTCATCAGATTTGAATGGGAGCCAAAGAAGAAAGCTGTTCATGAAGTCTCGATAGTCAGCCTTGTCCAGCTTCAGGTTGTAGTTGCAAGGCATGATCAAACGGAACCGATGCTCTTCATCGGTGTGACGCTTGGTCGTGGCTGTCATGAAAGTGTACTCTTTCATCAGCTCATGGAGAGCTTCCAAACGAATACCCTTGTTGGTGACTTTGCCATCTTTGTCACGCTCATGACCGTCGATGTCGGCAACCAAACAGTTGAAGCCTTCAAGAACGTTGTCTTCTTTCCGGTGCTCATCAACGAAGTGATGGTTACACCAGTGTAGACCCGGAGCTGCAAGCATCTTTGAGATCTTGTCAAATGGTTGGGTCATTGGAGAATAGTCAGAAGCGAATTGATCAGAGAAGCTGAAGCTGATCTTATTCAGATCGGTCTCCTCCAGCGTTGAACCAGTGAAGAAATCAACTCCACTGATCACGTTCTTCTTGATAACAACGTGGTTGCCCACGCCCCATGCCATTGCGAGATCCATAATCTCTCTACGTGGAACGGTAGAGGATGGATAATATGGCAGATCTTCAACCAGATCAGCATGGGTCAAGGTGACGCCTGACTCAGCGATATACTTCGCCAGACGTACAAAGTTGCGTTCACGCTTCAGGAGCTGTTGAAAGCTGGCACCTGATTGTTCTGCAACCTTGAGAGCTTGCCGGAGGTTTTGCTTCGAGATCGAATTGGAGTCGTCCAGGAAAGCATAGATCCCAGCAAGTTTGAGAGCCTTGAAGTACCGGTGAGACAGCTCTGCCTTCCGGATCACTTCATGTTCTGGCAAAGAGTTTGCCTTGGACTCACAGAAGAGACGGTATGAGATCAACTCGACCCCCACTTCTTTTGGTACATCAATCTTCTTATTGTAGTACCGGGTGTCAGCGAACTTGGCGAACTTGGCCTTCCATTTCAGAAGTGCCTGGGACCGGTTCTTGGACACCAACCCATCGTAGACATCCTCTGGATTGACTGTCGCTGAGAGGATCTCAGGACGGCCCATGCCAAAGAAGCAACGACGAGCATACCCAGTTTCCAAGAAGGAGTAGAACTCCTCCTCAGTCTTGGATCCGTCGAACAGCTTGGAGGTAGTACCGAACATGAGCATGTTGGCAGGGGTGGTCCCGACCAAGTCTATGCCACGTTCGTTCTCGGCTGTGTTTTTTACCAGCTTGGTTTTGATCCGACCCAAGTCGTAAAGCTCCAGGAGGATGTTCACCACCTCTGTATTGCCTACGATATTGGATCCGATCTCATCCATCTGGAAGTTGATTGCACCTGCACGAGCCAGCAGCAGCTTGTAGCGTAGCTGTTTAACTGCTGGGCCAGTACCGGAGTCAAAGATGAAAGGAGCGTGTCCCTGACGCTTAAAATCAGCCTCAAGGAGTCTCTTCTCTTCATCTTCACTACCGGATTTCTTTGCAGCAATGTCCACTGCGAGATCATAGATTGAACTCTCAGCGATAGAAGGGAAGGTGGTCCCCATGAAGAGCTGTCGAAAGTCAGCAATGACATCTTCCATCATGGACACAGAGTGACCCTTACCAAAGCCTGATGTAGCCAGAGCAATGGAATAGACATTGATCGGGATTTGACCCCGTTCAGGACTGATGATTGTTGCCCTCATTGAGCTTGGGATCAAGCTCAGGAAGTAGGCAACTTCAGCCTGGAAGAAGTCACGGTTGACGTTTCCTGTACGGTGGCACAGCAGATCAACCAGCTCCGACATGGCCGGGTGATGGGGTTCTTTCTCAAGCACGCTTAGGTCATAGAGTGGTTTTGACACGGGGTGTCTCCTTATGTTCGGCTTCCATCATCATGGAAGTAATTTTTGCGTTGTTCACAAACCGAAAAAGCAGGGCAATATGGACATGCCTTGACTTCACCGGGGACAGTGATGACTACACCTTTGCCTTTTTCTTTGAGCCAAAGCTGTGCATCAGCTTCTTTCTCAAAGTTCTTCTGGCAACGACCACCTGCTTTGGCTGTCGCTGGATTGGAGTAGTATTTGTATTGTGGTTCAGAACGCCAAAGTTCTTTTGGCGTACACTCCACCATCTTGTCTTGGTCTTTCCCAGCATTTTCAATGATGTGATCAACCTTACCGTTGACCCAATCCTCAGTCTCATCGAGAGACAGCAGAGTAAACTCCTTGTGGGGTGTTCGGATCTGAGGATATTTTGGATCGGCTGTGCGATACTTGACCCAATCAGTGAAGATGAACTGGATACGCATCACGTCATCACGGATCAAGTCCGGAAGGATCCAACGATACAAGGAACCCTGAAGGATGTAGTCTTCATCCTTGTTCCCAGAAGTCCAAGCAAATGTGGATGTGGATTTGAAATCCCGATAGGCTTGACCGATCAGGAAGTCGAGCTGACCGGTGATGACAAGATCACGGAACTGCTTGTAACCACGGATTTCCAGATAGATGGGGATCTCGTCATCTTTCACAGTCTTGGGATCTGGATTGATCCGGACTTTGTCGATGATCTTCTGGGGATAGTGCAGCTTACGCATTGCACTGCGCCAGTCACCCTGGGTCCACGCACGTTCGATAGAGTCATGAAGACCATGACCCATACGAGAGGCAATCATGTCAGAGAGGTCATACTCTTCGAGCTTCTGATCAACCTGACGTTTGAGGATGAGCTGTCGAGTTGGTTTCATCAGAGTGGTGACAGAGATCAACTCACCTGGGGGAGCTTCAGCAGCACCGGATTTGTATCCATCCTGCAAAAGCCAGACTGCCAAGGGCAAGTCGATCTTGTGGTGATTGGTAATCTTAACCATTGAGTGTCTCCAGATGTTTCGTGATGCAGGTTTGGACATCAGCGATGGTTGCGTTGTTGGGGATGGTCATTTCATTCTTCCAGTTTGGAAAGAAGATCGACAGTTCCCCGCTCATTTTGATGTCTTCGCTTTGAATTTCAGGAAGTTCCTGCCAGCTCACAGCTTTCACCAAATGCTTGTTGGCATACAACAGCACTTCCATATCATCTTTGATGAGGAAATATCCTGCATCATGGATCTGAGCACATGGTTTGATGTCCAACCGATAGGGACCGGAACGAACAGTCTTCATAAATTCAGTACCAGCACGACTGTTCAACATGCAGTAGGATTGACCCAGGGCGTTGCCTGCTGTGCGTCCTTCGGCTGCTGCTTCATAGGGTGTCTTACTGGTTCCAAGCACCACCTGCTTCAGCAGGGGAGTCCGGAGACGTAAACCAAAAGCGAGAGTGACGTAGCCATCCTTACAGGCTTGTTCCAGTTTATCTGCAACCCACTTGTCAGAGACGTGGTACAGATTGTGATAGCTGGCCTCGATTGACTTAGCCAACTGCGATGTGAAGCCACAGTTTGCCATCAGAGTCACGTATGTACCCTGATAGGTCAGGGCGAACGTGGGAGCTTTCGACTCCTGTCTCCAAACTGGATACAACTTCTTGATGGAATTGACACGAGCGACATTGTGTTCGCTCGTGCCTACTGAGGAAATCTCATCGACTTCCCCAGTGATTTTAAGCATCAGGTACGACGCCCCAGTCATTGGCCAGCATGTCTGTCTGCGAACAAAGCCAAGGAACAATCGTCCCGTCTGCTGTACGCATATCCACATGGCCGTGGTAGTTCACCTCTGTACCCTCACCGAGAATCGAGATGAGAGGCTCACGGTTGACTGTGAATGTGGAACCTTGAACCAGGAAGATGAACATGTTCTTCCCATTCCAGCCGGAACGAGAGACACGACCACCACGCTTCACGATCTCTAGTGCATCACTGAAAGTCATGTTACCACTGTTGTGGAAGAGTTCATCGAAGACAGCTTTGGGCTGCCAGTTGATGTGATCAGTGACCAGATCTTCGACAAGGTATCCAGCATCATTGCCGTCTTCATCATCGGGGAGTGTCCAACCACGAAGGTTGTTGTACTCCTGTCGTGTCATTGGTTTGGCATTGACTGCCAGAGATCCTAGATAGGTATCCATTGGTTTCTCACTTGTTTAGTTGGGCTACTAGCTCTGAACCGAGCATCGTTTGACCCTGATATTCTATCTCCTCATCACTGTGGAAATAGATCTGTTTGCCATCGACCACAGCTTTGTAAGCTGTGGCTCCTTCGGGAAGGAGTTCGATGTCAGGCATGTGCTCCTTGAAATAAGCCAATGCACGAAGACAGTGGCCGTCGAACCCATCAGTATAGACCTTGATCTTCTCTGGATCTTTGGTCGTGACTGCTGAGATTTTGTCCTCCAGAGAGTCGAAGTCCAAACCAACAAACAGCCATCCGGGAGGTGCTTCAAAGCACTCCTTGATGAGCTTGGCAAGTCTTTGTTTGATCTTTGTAGACCCAGCAGAAGGGATATTCTGTAGGTTGGGATTGTTGCTGGACAATCTACCAGATGCTGTCCCTCCGAGTCGGAAGTTTCCAAACAAATAATGCCACCCATCGTTGCCTTTCTGAGCTTTGAGAAAAGCTGGAAGGAAGGTTGAGAGGATAATTGCACTGGCTTTGTACTCGATCAGGATCTCCAAGAACCGAATCACTTCGGGATCCTTGGTGTGATTGATCAGCTTCTCCAATGTCTCAGCACCTGTGGCAGGCTGCTTGGTGTCTGTGTAATCCAACACAGGCAAACCAAGGAAGTCTTCATTATAAAGGAACCGCTGTAGCTGCTTAGGGCTACCGGGGTTGAACTCTACGATTGTATCTTTGGTGAGACCAAGATCAGCCTTGGTTATCACTTTGGTTTTGAGCTTGGCATTCTTCTCGATGACTTTTTCATCTCGCAGTGTGTCCATAAAGGACCATACGATTTGAAGGTTGTTCATCTTATTCAGATTATCTGTGGATTCTTTCTGAAGAAGTTTGTCCAAGGCTTTCACTTTGGACATGTTGAGAGGCATACCTGTGAGCTGCATCTGAATGATGTCGATCACTGCTGGTCTGAACAACGTCTGGTAAGGAATGTCCTGATTGTCAGCCAACATAATTGGCAGATTTTTGTTGTGGACATACCATGTGGAGAGTCCATCAATCAGGTTATACTGTAGGAGATCTGGTAGAGAGATCAGGTGGATGTCATGGATGTCTTCCTGAGCATAGTTTCCAGCAAATGCTTGTGCTTGGATCTTGAGACCCAGCTCATTACCAGCACAGGAATTGGTTGCCAGATAGGTGATAATCTGGGTGCAGTCCCAGTCTTTCAGCATCACGTCGAGACCTTCGAGGAGACCCTCTTGGTCAAGGATGTGATCCATAAACAGTTGATAAATCATGACATAAACGTCGTAGCAGATGTTGTGGTAGATCATCTTTCGTTTGAAAGCATAGAAGAAATCTCGGAGAGCTGCTTTGATTCTCTGGTTTTCTTTTCGACCAGACTTCTGACCATCCATAGGATTGTTGTCTGAGTCTACAGGGAAGGCTATCCCTTCATGTTCATTCCAACAGAAGGTGATGGTCCCAACTCCTGCATCATAATGCTTCAGAGAGAAGCCTTCGATGTCACAGGTGAGATCACAGTCCATAGCCAAGAGCTTGTCGAGCCAGTCTAGGATGTCATTCTCTTTGGTAGGGTAGTCTGCGAACTTAATGATGTTCGATCCAACCACTGTGGAATTGCCTGCTGCCCACCGTTTGGTGGACTCCAGTGCCATACCAATCTTTGCCTTCATCTTGTCAGGATCATAGAAGATCCGTCCATAATTTGGACAGTAGGTGATGGTGAAGTCCTTGTCATATTCAGAGACAAAGTAATCACCAATGGTGGCATCTGTCTTGGCTTTCTTCGACAGGATTTTGAAGTAATCTGGTTGAGTGACAACCAACATTTCAATGCCTTCTGCCTTGAGATTTGGCAGAAGATCATCGAGATATTCTTTCATGTCAGCAGCAGAGTTTTTCTTCTTGGTTTCATCCATGAAGAGATCGGCAACCATGATGCTCTCACCCAAAGCAAGCAGGTGAGGTTGGTAGTAATGCTTCTGCACCTCTGCTGTCTGGATGCGTGGAACCAAGATACAGATTCGAGGATCTTTTGCAGAGTTGCCGATGACTTCATATCTCATTTTCAATCTCCAATAACGATAAGATCAGCTTCACCAATAGCTGTTTGAGCTTCCAACATTTGGGTCATCCATTTATCACTGTGAGATGGAAAATTGAGTTCTTCATCAATGACTTGTGAGATAACAGCATAGAGTGTATTTGCAGTGTCTTTGCTGATTGTGATTTTAGTTTTCATTTGAAGTATCTTTCTGAAAGCTCACCTCTGATGTAGAGACGAGAGCGTGGACGGGACAGTGCAACGTACTGGAGACGTGCTGTCTGCTCCTTGTTGGTGGACTTACCAATGTCGGCAAGATCCACGATGACGGAGTCATAGGTTGATCCCTGAGCCTTGTGCGTGGTGGATGCACTGACTGAACGTAAATCAGGATAACCATTTTTGACTTTGAAGAATCGTTCCCAGCTCTTTGTTCCAGAGTAAAATTTCAGAACCAAGGCACGATCATTGTGGTCTGCGAAGGCTGTTACCGAATAGGTAACACCTGAATTCACATCCTCTACATCCATGATGATCATGCGAATCTCTTCACCAGAGACAATGGATTTGTCCATATAGTCATCAGTGATTCGAACCACACGAACCACTTGGTCAGTGTAGAGACGGGTCTTGCCAATCAGTTCAGCCGACGAGTTGTTCGAAAGAATCTCACCAACCTCATAGGGGTGAGTATAATTCCGAAGCTGACGGATGAACGTGTTGTACTGGATCACACGCTTGTTTGTGTAGGAGAGCACACGCTTGCATGGATCCTCGTTGAGGAACTCACGCTCAAGGATTCCCTTGAGTGTTGTACCATCGACAAAGTCTATGACACCAGGGACTTCTTTGATTCGTGTGAAGACACCGGTGAGGACTGTTTGCTTGACCTGCTCACACAGATCCATCAGAGCCTGTTGTCCAGCATTACGCACACTGGTTTGCAGGAGACCTGTATCCATACCACGAGCATAGATCGGAGAGATTTTCTCTTTGACAGGGGCCAATTGGTTTTTGTCCCCTACAAACAACACCTTACAAGAGGAGTCGATACCCTTCTGGATGTACTTGAACAGGTCAGTGTTCACCATGGAACATTCATCGACAATGAAGAGGGTTCTAGAATGAACGAACCAGTTGGGGGTAGGAACAATCTTGACTGCTCCAGTGTTGAAGTTCTCACTGACTCGGAGATTCATCAGAGAATAGATCGTGCCGATCTGGCCAGCACGGTGAGGCATTGCGTCTGAGATGACGGCTGCTGCTTTGTTTGTGGTCGCTGTGATTTCCACAGTGTGCATCGTCTTGTTGGTTTGATGATTGAGGATTCCATCGGCGATCTCTTTGATCAGGTGAGTTTTGCCCGTACCTGCACCACCGGATACGTCCATGAATTGATCTGGTCCGTTGATGAACTTGATGATTTTCATGAACACGGCTTGTTGGTCTTTGTTTAGGGGCATGTTTGCTATCCATGTTTGGGGTTAAAAATAACCCCCCTGATTATGAATCAGGGGGGTAAGCCTTGGGCGAACCCTTTAGGTTATCAGGCGTAGGTTCTAGCTACAGTCCCAACAAACACTAAGCATCGGCAATGCTTATCCGCATTTGCTGTGACCACAGTCAGCACAGACTGGGCAGCCACCTGAGAGATGAACGTTAAAACCTTTGCACTGAGGGCAGGCGCTGGGCACTGCCTTCATACCGATCACTGGGGTTTCTTCATCCGCTTCAGGAAGGATTGCAGGATACCCTTCCACATAGTTGATGCGGATCATGTGTTCTTCGATGACGCCACCGATGGCAGCCAGCAGAGATGGAACATATTTCTGCTTCATCCATGCCCCACCTTTGGGGTCAAAGACTTCCTTCAGTTCCTGCACAACGAAGTGACTGTTGTGAGGACGGTGGAAGATGGATGAGATCATCCGGGCCATGCCGATAGTCCAAGCATAGTGCTCGATATTCTTCGAGTTGATGAAGATTTCGAACGGTCGTGTGACACCATTTTCTTCAATATCGGTGATGGTAATGTAGACAGCATCAGGCCCATATTTGATCTTGTAGGTGGAGCCGTCCAGAGTGTCTGGGCGAGGTGTTGGATCATCATCTTCACGAACGGGGATGTATTTATATTCCCCATTAACTTTATTTCTGATGAACCCGACCCGCTCAGGTGCTTCGTCTGTCTTCTCTGGTTCATCTTTCTCGATGGAAATAACTGAACCTGTCACTTCGTTTGGCCGGTAGGTTGTGCATCCCTTGCAGCCCATACCATAGGCGTCGGTGTACACGCGCTCGAAGTCTTCGAACGAGATGTCTTCAGGGACGTTGATGGTCTTCGAGATTGAAGAGTCCACCCACTTTTGAACAGCCGATTGCATCAGGATGTGATCCAAAGGATCAAGAGTCTGAGCTGTCACCAAGTGAGGTGGGTTAGACTCTTTATCCATGCCAATGTTTTCACGCCACTCGTGGTAGAGTTTGACGGCGTAATCTTCGACCAGTTCTTCTCGCTTGGATCCATCTTTCTCAAGGACTTTACGGGTGTAACTGGGTGCAAAAACAGGTTCGATCCCTGAGCTGACGTTACCAGCATAGAGAGAGATTGTTCCAGTAGGTGCGATCGAAGTTAGCAAAGCGTTACGAATACCATGCTCCATCACACCAAGGTGGATGTGCTCTGGCATCTGCTTCATGAAGCCGGACTTACAGAATGCTTCACGCTGCTCTTTGGTTTCAGTCGCTGGGCATGGACCAAACTCTTTGGCCAATTCGATCGACTCTTCGTAAGCAGTGATGGCGATGATCTTCATCACAAGTTCAGCAAGGTTGATCCCGTCTTGGGAATTGTAGTTGAGGTTCATCATGAACAACATGTCAGCGAGGCCAGTGATACCCAGACCCATACGACGTTTGTACAGGGCTTCAGCTTTCTGCTCAGGGATAGGGAAGTTGCTGATGTCGATGACTTTGTCGAGCAAACGAACAGCAGCACGAACAGTTTCTTCCAAACGACTTTGATTTACCATTGGGCTTTTTTCAAAGGGACCATCAACCATCTTCACAAGGTTCACTGAACCAAGGAGACATGCACCATATGGAGGCAACGGCTGTTCCATTATGTTTTCCCTTTTCTCAAAGGGTGTCGGACTATATCTTCACAGCTTTCATATTGTTGAAAGATGTGTCCTGCACTCGGTAAACCCATGTCAAAATTCTTTTCTGTCTTATAGAAGAGAATTGTTTTATAGCGAAAATCTGGATGAACATAATCATACACAGCAGAGATGAATTTTTGAAGATTCTCACCGCCGATACGAATACGATACCCAAATCCCCAAGGCTTCTTCACAAGAGAAGAACCAATATTAAAAGACAAAAGTTGTTTTTGAAACAACTCAAGTTCTTTTTTGGGGAATGCTTCAAGACAAAACCATCCGATATTTTGGACTTTATTGGTTTTGCGATTCAAAGCATGTTCAAGATAACCATCACACATCCACATCATACCAATACTCATAAGATCAAGTCTTGATACGTTGTATTTGTTAAGCTCTTTTCTGGAAGAGGAATAACAAACTTCTCCAAGATTTTTGAAGTAGGGATGCTTGCGTGTCCAGATACGATGACCATCGTTTTTGGCATCGTATCTGTAGCTAACGATAACGCCTGAAATTTCAGACAGAACATCGGACACAAAATCCGTAAAGTTTTTGCTCTTGGAATAGAACTCAAATCTTTGGTTTTTGCGGTCGATAGAACCATCTGATAAGACGATACCAAGCATGATTTTCTTGATGTCTTTCGCTGTAATTGTCATAACACTTTTCCTTTGGAAGAGGTTTCTTGGTTTACCTGTAGTCTCTGAACCTTCCCCTATGAAGGGGCTTGGCTGCTGATTGTCTTTTCAGATTTCCAGCAATTCACAGGATGTTTTACATGAGGCAAACTAGTGCATACCACATGGGTTTGTCGCCGAAATGTCCTCACAATAGTGGAGGTTATTCATGTTGTTGATACGGTCGATGAACAGGACACCTGGCTCTGCATAATCGTAGGTGGATTTCATCATGGTTTCCCACAGATCCTTGGCACGAATCACTTTGTAGATGTGCTTGCCATTGATCTGAGTCACATTGTTCCACGTCACTGGTTCAGCAGGTGGGACTTCGTGCATTAGAGGCCAGTCTGCATCGTTTTCAACACAAGACATGAACTCATCAGTTGCAAGAACAGACACGTTGAACATCCGGAGACGGTTGGTATCGCTCTTGGCTGTGATGAAATCTTCGATGTCAGGGTGATCACATCGCATGGTGGCCATCATGGCACCACGACGGCTGCCTGCGCTCATGACAGTGCGGCACATGGCGTCCCAAACATTCATGAAGGTCAGAGGACCACTGGCATCAGCATCGACGCCTTTGACTGGGCTATCTTTAGGACGCAGTGTGGTGAAGTCGTAACCGATACCACCACCTTGCTGCATGGTGAGTGCTGCTTCTTTGAGCATGTCAAAGATACCACCCATTGAGTCAGGGATTGTACCCATCACGTAGCAGTTGAAGAGGGTAACGTTTCGTCCGGAGCCAGCACCTGCTGTGATCCGACCGGCTGGAAGGAATTTGAAGTCTTCCAGAGCACTGTACAAAAAGTTGTACAGCTCTTGGTCATCTCCTGCACAAGCACGAGCGATACGATCCCAGGTGTCTTGCACGCTGTTATCGTTGCGGATGTCCAGGTTCGGTGTAATCAAACGGTACTTGTCGTTCCAGATTTGGTCACAGATTGGTTGGGGAAAGGGGTTGTTCTGCATTGGTTCTTCCTTGATGTGTTGATGCGGAACTGACTGGTATAGTCAGTGTGCTCGAAAAAGAAAAGCCCCCACCGATCCAGGGAGGAGGATAAATCGGTAGAGGCTTTTCGTCAGAACGTTCCCCAGAACTTGGCACCCTTCGGGAGGAAAGGTTTCCAAGCTGTGTCGAAATAACAATTCGACTCAGGGTAGGCAACGTAATGAAAGATTTTCGCGATGTCTTTATCACAAAACCCAGAGAGACCTGTTCCAACTCGTGTGACTTGGAAGTCATAGGTTCCCATTTTGTCGTAGGAATACTTCATGAATTTCTGGACGTGAGTGTGGACTGTATCCAGGTCCATGAAGCTGATGTTGATCCCCTTGGTGGGGAGAGCATAGGAAGTGCCAGTGAGACCCTCTCCTACGCCCAGTTCAGCACCGTAGAGCAGACGAGCTGTCTTTGCAGCTCCTGCTCCGTGGATCCCGCTTAAATTACTTCCGAACACAAACACCATATTATATGGTTTATAAAGTTTCATGAATTATCCTTTGTAGGAGGAAAACTCCACACACTTACGACAGAATCCATCGTAATTGTGCAGTTGAATTTCTCCATAACCACACTTACGACAGTGAAAGTCATTGAAGACTCCTTCATCGTTTGTGATGCCGACTTCACCACAACCCACACCTTGTTCGCCTTTGTTCTCTTGTCTTACAAAGTCTTTCCAGTGACGCCATCCATTGGGACAATGGAATCCCCATTCACGGACACGGGGACCGGTCATGAAGATGGTGATGATGTCATCCTGCACAGGCTGCTTCACACACAGACGGTGAGCAAAGTTTTGGCCACGATAGATCCACTCACCAGCAGAGATCTCACGCTTTCGTGGATAGGCTCCGTTGGGAGAGGTGTAGTGCTCGATCATGGCACCGCTGACACACAGACTGAGGCTGAGCCAGGGATGGTCATGGAGAGCACGATCATCATCATCATGACGAATCTTGTGGATATAGATGTTGAAGATACGGTTACGAGGGATCCACCACCAGCGAAGCATGTAGGGATCTTCAGAAGGTCCGATGACAAAGTCAGGATCACGACTGGCCATGATCTTTCGGGCCTTCTGACCAATAATATTTGTCAGAAAACTAAGCATGTTTTTTACCTTTTCAGGGGAGATGAAATGCGTCAGCCTATCTCCCGTTGGGGACTTCACCAGGCTTACGGTCACGCCAGTAATATGACTCACGGCGTGCGTTGTTGCGTTCGTGTTCGTTCAACACCTCAACGCTATAATCTGCTCGATCATCAGATTTCTCTGACTGGAGAATTACCTCATCACCTATTTGGTTTTCAAAACAGACGAGATAATTCTCATTCGGCCAGATGGCGTTGGGTTGTGCAACCCGACTCATCAACCGAACACTGGTTGAAAAGGACGTTCACGGAAGATCTTCTTAAATCGGAACTCACTCTGCTGCGTGGCGAACTTCCGATACTCGTCCGTGTTTTTGGCTGCTGCCTGTCTAGCCAGTGCCAGAACGAGGTTCATCACCGGATAAGATACGGTGGAATATAGAATTCTTCGCATTGAGTTGCTCCTGTTTGCGAGCGTCACGGCGACGCTGGTTCTCCTTACACAAAACCTTGATGTGAAAGTTTTTTCTCTTCCATATAGGCATCATGAGCTGCTTGTTCAGTGTGAAATACACCAAGGTATTTATAAACACCTTTGACCACTATCTGAGCTTTGAATTTGTTCAGTTTAGGAACATAAGATACACCCATCAAGGTTGATGTGGATTTTTTACGAGTAACTTTTTTATTTTCACAATTCACTTGTTGAGTTGTGTCTCTAAGGTTTTTAATCCAGTTGTGATCACCAATACCATCTCTGTGGTCAATGATTCCAGTGGGCCAAACACCATGAACATAAAACCAAGCAAGTCTATGAGCTTTATATGTTTTCTGGTAAAGACGAATGATTCGATAACCTTTATCAGAAATAGATCCTGCTTGAGTTCCGATAGTTATTCTATGTCGAGTTACTCTCCATAAAAAGATTCCTGTCTGAGAGTCATAGCTTAGTTGTTGAAGCAACTTTTGATGCTCTAACACGTTTAACTCTCCTTTTTTGATTGGTTAAGTGTGTCACCATCTCAAGATGATCTTCGTTGACACACATCCGGTTGTTGCACAGATGGTCTATCTGTTTTTTCCTAGGTACAAAACCATTCTTGTTCACGAATGATACAATGTGAACAGCGACAGTCTGTCCGTCAAGAGACATGCGGGGGTATCTACCCCCTCTGCCTGTACCTGAATGGGAACCAGTCCACAAAAGACAAGGACTTGGCCTCCCATTCAGCAGGAAGCCGGTGAAAACCTCAACCACATTGGACATGATTTTGTTGTGGATGTCGGTTCTCCGGCACATGTTACAAGACCTCCGTTACCACACGACGACCTTTGAAGACGCCTTTGGGGTTACGGTTTTTGGTCTCGGTTTCCATCACAACGTAGACGTTGGACGAATCAGAGATCAGGACATCGTTGACTTTAATGTCAACACCAGGGGGAACTTCGTAGTGGCACGAGTAATTGTTCGCCGTGGCTTTGACACGGAATGTGTCGGGGATGTCTTCTTCGAGATGATGAGGTTTGAAGACCTTTACTTCACCGTTGTCCAGTTCAAGGACCATGTCCCCTGCTGAAGTGGTGTTCATGTAGATCCCTGCGAATGCTGGGCCTTTGATAGCGCGATAACGACGTGGCATGATGAAATTCCAATCTGGGTTGATGGGTACTCCATCCCAAGCAGTGAAGCCTGAAGATGGACGGTTGTAAGAATGAGCCTCACGCCAATTAGCGTAATGCCAGCGAGTAATGTGGTATTCATTGGTTCGACGAGCATAGACTGCCCATACACCCATTTCGTCCACGTTGAGGACGATCATGGGGCACCAACCACGGTTGAGACGTACTACGTCTCCGATCTTAAACATCGGTTCTCTCCTAAATTTTCACGGAATTCTCCCCAGATTTTGCTCGCACATAATAAAACAAAAGGTGAACGGGAAACCAAAAAGAAAACCCCCCAGATCATATAGATCCAGGGGGTTTTGTGTCCGGCTCGTAGAATCCGGACTCCCAATTACGTGGGTTTGTTGGCGACGATCACATTTTCTTCGTGACCAGTGAAGCCAAGGGCAAGCCAAGACTTCTTCTTCTTGGTCTTGAACTCCCAGAGTTTTGCATACGAGCCAGCATCGAAAAACATCCGAGCTTGATCACGAATGGTTGCTTTACCACCGGTGTCTTCTGCGACTTCAGAGACAGTCGCATTCTTCTGGGTTTCTTCAAAGCTATCGAAGCCATGCTTTTCCATCCAACGACCGATCGAACGAGTCGAAGTATTAAAAAACTCTGCAACAGCAGCTTTGGTTTTGTTGTCTTTCAGCATAAGGAATGCGTCATAGACATTTTTGGGTAGACCATTGGTTTCAGGATTCAGCGTTTTGGCTTTGGCATCCCGTGCTTTCGTCAAAGTCTGAGTACCACGAGAACGTTGCTCAGGAGTAGGATCCTCAGCCAGAGACTTGCCTGATGTCGGATTTTTCGACTCAGGCTGTGCTGTTGGTACAGTACGCTTAAGGAGATTCACATGTGTGATCTCTTTCTCTCCCACGAAGACTTCTTCGAAGGGAATGATCGAACGACCTTCAACAGCATCAACAATGAGCTGTTCGAATGTCTGATCACCAGAAACATGGTTGCCTTTGTTCGCAGTTGAGTGTGAGTTTGCACTCATCATCCCGATGATGTCATAGGAACACACACGAGCCTTCATATCCTCCCCACTGGGAACAGCGATGAAGTTTTCGGGGTCAACCAACACGATAAGTGTCTTGTCGCCTGAGAAGCCGCCCAGATAACCTAGATTGGCCACATGAAGACCGGTCGAGCAGGATTTGTGACGGCTTGGATCCACCATATCAACCGGCATGGTGACACGAGAGCCAACACGCTGTTTGATTTTCTTGGAATGGGTATCCACGACGTATCCTGGTTCTTCACGAACAGATGTCACACGCTTGTAGGCGATGATCCGACCGGTATTGGTCAGAGGCATCTCCGACTTCTTGATGAACTTCATCAGATCTTCACCGGAGTGTTTCCGGGCCTGGATGATAGGAGCCAGACGTTTGAAGAAGTTCGTGACCGATGGGCTGCCATCCTGAGCTGCACGAGCCATGTGGGCCTGGAGATTGTCCACATGAGGGATGACGACCTTGTCAAAATTGACAGTGATCACAACAGATGAAACCGTAGGATAGAAGATCCCTTGGACTGTTTGGCCGTCAATGGTTTGAGTCATCTCGATACCGGCTTCTTCCAGTTCTTTCAGATTCAGTGCAGATTTCACTGCAAGGAATTCCGACAGGTCGATGTCAACAGACCGAGTCCCAGTAAGCTGGGGTGTCAGAAAGTCAGCAATTAAAGCGGTGTCATATGGGCCATCGACAACCATGTCGATGACCTCACCTGTTGCAGTGAACAAGGTAGTTTTCTTGTCACTGGCCAACATAGACACCACAGATTTGATATTCTTATCCATGGGGGTTTTCCTTTGGATTGGTTACAGGGTCCGGATAAACCGGGCTAGTTTAGAGGCAAAGTCTTCTTGCCCCGTCTTGTCGAGTCCACGCCAATGATGGTCCAGCTTGGTCTCTGAAAGAAGATCAGTGGCCTTGATAGCTTTTTCGACCTTCTTCTTTTGAGGATCATCCACCCAGATTTGGTCGATGAGCTTAATCATCTGCTTGGTGGTATCCAAGAGAGGGTAGTAATACTCGGATTTGATCACATTGATGATGTCCATTTCGTTCCAGAAAGCAGCATCATCTTCTTTGATCCGTGCGATACCCATAGCAGACTGAATTTGAGCATTCCCAATGAGAACGTTGGAGATGTTGGATTCATTCAACACTTTAATAACACGGACTATATTACGCAAACGATAGACCTTTTTGCTCATGTCGTTGGACCATTTGATCACCAGATCACTGAACGGTTTCACACCATCTTTTTGCAGTTTTTCTGCTTGAGTGGTGTTGTTCACCATTGCGATGTCTGGTTCGATTGCAAGCATCAGTTTCACCAGAGTTTTACAGGGTTTGTTGGATGAATAACGACGGTAGTAGTCGTCCTCAAGATAGGACTGCTTTACGTAGAGGAAGTATTTGGGATCAGTCAAAGGAGTACCCTGAGATAGGACGTCATAATCCTTATCGTCAGGGTCGATCTCGTTCATTTGCCAATTGTTAGTCGAAGTGTTGATTCTCCGGAACTGGCTAACAGTTGCTTTCTTTACAGCACCTTTGTTGTAAACCTTCACTTCTGGTTCATTAGCCTCAATAACTTTGAAACCAAGGTTGGTGAGAATCTCCAGAGCTTTGTCATACCATCCCTTGCGAGAGTGTACGACGTAAGCTGGAATGATTCCGAAGTTACTCCTCCGATAGTAGTCAAAGATGTAACGAAAATCATTTGAGAAATGTGCATTCTGAGAAATATCAGTTTCACGCAGAGCGTTCACAGTTTTGGCCAGAATCACAGTATCCCCCATGAGAAGCTGTTCTTGTGGTTTGGCTTCTTTGGAGTCCCAAATAGAATTAGGATCAATGAAATTCACCACAGGAGCAATGACTTTGCTTCCAATGTTCCGGGTGGAACGGTAAGCATACCGATGACCAATGCCTTTAGGGGCATTACGGTGACGCTCCATGGTTGGCCAGTCCGAGTCAGATTGCAAACGAATCTTTGGACGAACGAACCCAGCATCTTCAGGAAAGTCCTTCAGAAGCTGGTTTTCAAACTCATACAGTCGAGACAACTGCTGAGGCATGGTCCATGAAGCAATGAGATCATTCAGATAACTGATATGTCGGAATTCATTCCCGATCATCTTTTCAGGATCTTCCTTCATCATTTTGAATCCAAGATGCTTTGCATCTGGATACACACGAATAAAGTGTTGAACCAAGATAGACATCCAACGTTTTTCACCAATGACTTTGACGATAGAGTTTATCGACTTTGTCATCAGACGAAGAGCAATCTCCCACACAGTCTTGTCTGTGTTCGGTGGAAGCAGTGGCTTCATTTTGTCGTAGAACTTCTGCATGAATGATGTACCCATACTGTTGTGTGCAATCGCATGAAACAGAGCAAACTGAGGCTGAACCTCACCTGCTTTGTAGTTGTCCATCCGGTCACGAAAGTACGCATGGATGACAGGGTCAAACACTTCTTGGAAGCGTTCCATGCACAGCTCCAGACCTACACGAATGTTTTCTTTCGTGTTGGTAGACATGTTCAGACCTTCTCGATTGGGAAGAGGACTGAGAGTGTGAGGTGCAAAGCCGATGTAGATAGATGAGATTTCCGAGATCATGTTCATGAACTGGAACTCTTCTTTATATTCATCTTTTTGAGGGATGAGATAACGCACACCACCATAGACAGCATAAAGCTTTTTGGTGAAGTCTCCCTCACGGGTATCCATCACATACTGCTTTGGTTTCACATCCATGGATTCGACCAAAGTTGGTTCACAATCTTTGAAGTGAAGTTGTGCTTTAATCCCAGAGAGATACAGCACGTCGTAGATGGTATTTTTGGTGTTGTGCAAGGATCCCTCTTCGAGAGGAACACTGACACTCAGACCAGACTCATCTGTCTGGAAGCTCATAAGTGGAGTCATCCCCGGCTTACCATCAGCCTCGTCAGAGACACGGCTCATGAGATACATGGTCTTCACACCATCATGGTGGGAAGTGACTGTGAAGCTCTCTGTGTAGGACCACGGTGCCTTTGAACCAAGGCCAAAGCCTCCAGTCATGTCTGCATCATCACGTTTGGTGGATGCTGCGTAGGTGCAGTAAACATCTTCCATCATGTGATCAGCAATGCCCGGACCATAATCACGGACAGTGAAACCAGAGTGCTCATCAACAAAGATGTCGATGGGTTTGTCTTGGCATTTGCCCATACGATGAGCATCCCAAGCATTGAACATGACCTCTTGGATCATGGCCCTGTGTGGGTTGGCATAGAAGCCAGTCGAAAGCATCGACATCAGCATGGGGTCATCAGAGACTTTGAAGCCTTTGGTTTTTCCAGCTCCGCCAATGAATACTTCATTCTGACTGAACTGATCATTATTCATTACCCTCATGGTTTTGTTCCTTCTTTTCACGGTAAGTAATCAAATTTCATGTGATGTCTGCCCCGAATGTCAGGGGAGTCTTGTCCCTCTGGACTATCGGCCTCCGTCAATTCGTGACAGATCATCAAAAAAGAAAACCCCCGCTTTTCAGCGGGGGCTATGCCAACAATGTTCAGAATTGCGGATTAGGACCCGCCCCTTAAACACGATTGGTCATTCCGTAGGAGGAATAAGGTACTCTCAGTGCTAATAATCAGACCCTAGCTCCACGCTAGGGCGTCTTCTGAATAAAGCGTTTCATTTGGTTCTCCTTGTATGAGTGATGCAGTATTGCATGAAAACCAAAAAGAAGCCGGGGAAAGCCCCGGCTACTTCTCTTTGGTCATTTGCTGGTAAACCAGCGCTCGTAGAGGTTTTTGACCCAGGCTGGTTGTGGGACGAGATTCCATCCAACAACGAGACCCGCTGCAAAAAACAGGATTGCTTCAATCATGTGAATACCTTTCGTGGTTTGTCCTGAAGAAGTAGAGGCTTCAGGTTTACCTTCTTTCGGTCCACTTCACCATCAATTTTATGGAGAGTGACCGAGCAGATACCACCACGAGTGAAGAAGCCCTTCATTTGCGCCCAGTTATTAGGCTTGGCCAGTGTCCGGAAATGCTCACAATCAGTCCCTACGAGCTGTTTTTGCTTGTCGTGGTGAACGTGAGCTGTCCAGATGAACCGCCAATATTTGGCCTTGGCCCATGCGTCAGGGAACTGATCGGAGAAGACGTCTTTGAGATCTTCCCACTTGGATTTATCCCCATGGTGAGGGAACACAGCACACTTGCCCCATGGAATGACGCGAAAGTTGTCATCTGAGACGACAACATTCACACGAGGGTCATCTTTGAAATGGACGCTGAGAGCCACCATAACGCCGATGTAAGCTGTTTCGTCATGGTTCCCCCGTAGGAGGTGGACTTCGACTTCATTGTGCTGCTGGAGAAGTAGACCGACGGCGTAGCGCATAATGTTGAGAGCATTGATGGTGTTTTCCAGATGGTTCTCACGAATGACGTCACATTCATTACCTGAAGCTGGGGTGAGACCCTTGTGGTCATTGGCGTCCAGGAGGTCGCCCATGTCGAGTAGAACGGCTTTGTGAGCCTTGGGCAGCCCATGAACCAAGCGAGTAATCGCAGAGAAGACTTCGTCGAGGTATTTGGGATCCCCATACTCGCCCCCTACGTGGAGGTCACAGAGGGGAATGAAGTTACAGAGGTCCGAGGGTAGGTCAACGGTAGGAGGTACGCTGACAACGGCTCGTGGAGCTTGTGTGAGGCTATTAATGAGAGCCTGAGCGACGTCGATCGGTTCGATCTCGTCTGGTTTCAAAGCATAACGTACTGAGTTTCGAACAATCGTGCCATCTGGCATCGTTTCCTGGACAATACGCCATCCGCCTGTGACGACACCACCACCAAGGCCGGTGGCATTCATTGCGGATTGAAGACCTGGATCAGCAGACTCGTATTTTAGAGCAGCTTTGATGGATTCATGGAGTGTGGAACGTGCAATACCGAGAGTTTTTGCAGTCTCTGTGAAATTTTTATCATGGTCACGCCATACTCGAAGGCGATCCGCCTGGATTGGAGTCATGGATATGTTTCCTGTGTTTGGGGTGTCACAGGCCATTGGGATCTAAATCGACCATGCACGCTGTTGGTGAATTGTTAGCATGGTCGATTTGAGATGTTAAGCAGTAGATTTCACACCAATTTCCAGAGTTGCAAGATCGGCTGTGTCCCATCCAAGACCGGTCTGAGGATTGACCGTAAGGTCTTCAAAAGTCATACCATCTGGTGCGATAGTTATGCCGTCCACATCTGTGGCAGCATGTCGAATGAATGGGGTCAACTGGGTCGGACCAGCAATACCAATATTTGCGTTGTAAGCATTCAAGATGGAGCGAACACCAGAGGTCGTCGCAGGACCATTGTAAGCTGTAAGAGTCCAGCTTTCTTTTTGGTTTGCAACTGCTGTGTTGATCGAAAGACCATCATTCAGCGAGACGACATCAGCAAACGTACCGTTCCACTGGTCATAGGTTCCTTGTGCAGCAGGAACCAAAGTGGCGATACGCCAATTGAGCGTGGACTCGTTGTCTGTGATGATAAACTCAGAATAGTAGAAAGAATCTCCACCATAGGTGTTGACCATACCTTCATGCTGCATCATGAAGACAGTTGGACCCAACTTTCCTCCAGTATTTGCAGCAGTTGCAGTCGATTGTAGAGCACCATTGATGTAGCATTCCATAGTGATGTTTGCACCAACAACAACCTTGATGTCGATTATCATATGAGCCTCTTCAGCTATTGTGAACTCGATACCAGACACAGTTGTGTCACCAAAAACCTGAGCAAAGGATGTACCATACAGGATGTCCCAACGACAGATTTCATCTCCAGCAGCATTGTAGATTGTGAACCAGTGACCATCATATCCTGTGTCGATCATTGAACCACCGGTTCGAACATAGAAGTGATACCAAACTGTGTCAGACGCTGCTGCACCATGAGCAAGATTAAAGCCATTGGATCCCCCGTAGTTGGGAGCAAGGCATTCGGCACATTCAGATGAGAAATTTGCATCATAATATGACGCGCTAAACTCTTGGATACAAGCACCACCAAGATCAACTGCTCGACTTCCGACGAAAAGAATAGACATGTTTTTTACTCCAAGATGACAAAAGTTGCTGTTTTGAGTACATACAGTGAATTTTGAGTTTGTCCAAGTACAGCATATGTGTTTGTTTTTGAAAGAGTAATCCCATCAGTTCGATTACCAAAGATGAGATAATTTACTGATCCAAACAATGTGAGATCATCAAAGACCATCTTATCAGAATCAGCCAAAGCAACTGCATTAGTTGGAACTGCATAAGCATTTGTCTCTATGGTTGAATGAAGGATACCACCATTTCCACTACCAAAACGGTTTTGTCCATTTGCAACATATGTACCAATATCACCTGTGATATTTGCAGGATCAACTGCGGGATCATTTACCCAGACTCCATTTTTACCTACCCACATTTCACCAGTGTAGGGGTTAAAACAGAACATAAGACGGTCATTATTTGTATAGGTTCCAGCAGATCCAGAAGAGGATCCATTTTTATAGAGAGATCCATTTCCACGCCAAGTTAGATCTTGAGGATACCCAAAACCAGTGTTTGAGGATTTCATAACTCCAGTATAGGAATTGTGATTTCCAGTAGCTGTACCAGTGAACTCAACCTCCCAATAGAAGCCTTTGAATCCATGGAAAGGTTCATTTAGTCCCATCACTTTCTCAGAGAACGTAAAATACTGACCAGTAGTTGTGGTTGAAGTAAATTCTGTACCTGAAGCATCAATAACATAATTGGAAACACCTGTGGTCCACTTTACGCGGTCAAGTATCACAGGAGGAACAACCCCAATAAGGGCAGAAGCTGATACTGAACTGAGAAGAAGATTCATCATGTGGTTAGGTGTCCTACCAAATAGTAAACGTCGGCTGTGTCTCCATCAGGGATCAATGTGGCTGAACCATACTGAGCACCAATAGTCAGGTTTCCATCAGCACTGTGAATGGTCACATTG